GGAGGCCGATGATCTGGGCGTCGGGCGAGACAGTGGGTGGGGGCATCAGGTGGCCTGCCCCCACCCGGTCCTGCCGGTGGAACGGCTGGTGAACATCGACACCGGCGTGGAGAAGCTGCGCCTGGCCTACCGCAAGGGAAAGAACTGGCGGGAGATGATCGTGGACAAGTCCACCCTGGCCTCTGCCCAGAAGGTGACGGCCCTGGCCGACCGAGGCATCTCTGTCACCAGCGAGACGGCGAAAGCCTTTGTGCAGTACATCTCAGACCTGGAAAACCTGAACTATGACCGCCTGCCGGAGCGCAAGAGCATCGGCCGCCTGGGGTATATCCCAGGCGAAGGTTTTTCGCCCTATGTAGAAGGGTTGCTCTTCGACGGGGACGCCAGCTTCCGAGACCTCTTCGGGGCTGTCCGTGCCCAGGGAGAGTGGGAGACATGGCTCAAAACGGCGCGGGCTTGCCGAGCCATGTCCATCACGGCGCGGGTCATGCTGGCCGCGTCCTTTGCCTCTCCTTTACTGGAGGTGCTGGGGGCTTTGCCCTTCTTTGTGCATCTGTGGGGCGTGGACTCTGGCACGGGCAAGACGGTCGCCTTGATGCTGGCGGCGTCCGTCTGGGGGGACCCGGCGGTTGGCTCTTATATCAAGACCTTTGATGCGACCGTGGTGGGCCACGAGAAGACGGCGGCCTTTCTCAACCACCTGCCCTTGTGTCTGGATGAGTTACAGCTGGCCAAGAGCGGCCGGGGACCAGCGCAGTTTGACGTGTACAAGCTGGCCCAGGGTGTGGGCCGGACGCGCGGGAACAAATACGGCGGCGTGGACCAGACCCCCACCTGGCGCAACTGCATCCTGACCACCGGGGAAAGCCCCCTGACCTCCCAGAGCGCTGGGGCCGGGGCGGTGAACCGCGTCATCGACATCGAGTGCAAGGCGGATCAGGCGGTTATTACCGATGGTATGGGCGTCTCTTCTGCCCTCAAGAACAACTTCGGCATGGCGGGGCGGCAGTTTGTAGAGCGGCTCTATGCCATCCCGGACGCCCTGGACACTGTGCGGGAGCGGTACCGGACGTTCTTTCGGGAACTTTCCCAGAAGGACACGACAGAAAAACAGGCCATGGCAGCGGCAGCGATTTTAGTCGCAGACCAACTGGCTACTGGTTGGTTTTTCCGGGACGGTCTGGGGCTGACCATCGATGATCTGACGGATTTTCTGGCATCGAAGGCAGCGGTATCTGCGGGAGAGCGTGGGTATCAGTATCTCTGTGATTGGGTGGCCCAGAACGCCGCTCGGTTTCAGGGCGGGCCGCTGGCGTCCGAGGGACGGAGCCTGGAAGTGTTTGGGGTACTGGAAGCCGACGAAGTCTTTATCATCCGCTCGGTATTCCAGCGGACGGTGAGCGATGCGGGCTTTTCCCCGGCGGCACTGCTTAGCTGGCTGAAACAAAATGAGCTCATCCGCACCAGAGGACGCAACCGGACCCTGAGCAAGCGCATCAACGGGGTGAGGACTGAGTGCGTCTGCCTGCGCCTGCCCAGAGAAGAGTTGGACGAAGAACCGGAGCTGCTACCGTGAATCATAGAAACAAGCTGAGAGGGGAGATCCATTTGGAATTACGAGACTATCAAAAGGAAGCCATTAAAACGATCCAGGCCCAGCTGCCAGGCCGCTACCTGGTGCAGATGGCCACTGGGCTGGGAAAGACGGTCACGTTCGCCAGCTTGCCCCGGCGGGGCAGGGTGCTACTGCTGTCTCACCGGGAGGAGCTGGTCAACCAGCCCCGGAGGTACTACAACTGTTCCTTCGGCGTGGAGCGGGCCGGGGAGCACAGCCAAGGGGAAGAGGTTGTGAGCGCGTCAGTCCAGACCTTAGTGCGGCGGCTGGACCGCTTTGCCCCGGAGGAGTTTGACACGGTCATCGTGGACGAAGCTCACCACGCGGCGGCGGTGACGTACCGAAAAATTCTGGACTATTTTAAGCCCCGGCTGGTCCTGGGTTTTACGGCCACGCCGAACCGGGGGGACAAAATTCGCCTGGACGACGTGTTCCAGAAAATTATTTTTGCAAAAGACCTGCGCTGGGGGATTCAGCAGGGCTATCTCTGTGACATCCTGTGTAAGCGAGTGGACATCGGCTATGACCTCAGTGCCGTCCGCACTCGGATGGGGGACTATGCGCCCGGCGAGTTGGCCCAGGCCATGGAGGGCACGGCGGATGCCATTGCCCAGGCGTACCGGGAAGAAGCCAGCGGGCCGACGCTGATCTTCGCCGTCAACGTAGCCCAGGCCCAGGAGATCGCCGGGAAAATTCCCGGTGCGGTGGCCGTGACTGGACAGACGAAGGACAGGGCGGAGCTGATCCAGCGTTTCACTGATGGGGAAATTCCTTGCCTGGTAAACGTGATGGTTTTCACGGAGGGGACAGATATTCCACGGGTGGAGACGGTGATTCTGGCACGACCGACTCAGTCCGAAGCTTTGTATACCCAGATGGTGGGCCGGGGTTTGCGGCTGTATCCGGGGAAGGAGAAGCTGACCCTCATCGACTGTGTGGGGACTACGGGACGAGCTAGCTTATGTACGGCGCCGAGCTTGCTGGGCCTGGATGTGTCAAATGTCCCCAAACGGAAGCAGAATGAGTTGCAGGGCTTGCTGTTCGACCTGCCTCTGAAAGCAGCGGCGGCTTCGGATGCACCGGAGAGCTGGGTTCGCAACGTGGAGATCGTGGATTTATGGGCTAAGACCCAGAGCTATGTGACACATGACGTGAACTGGTTCAAGATGCCGGACGGCTCCCTTGTGTGTGCTCTGGCCGACCGGACGAAGTTCGTTATCTCCTGCCCGGATGCCTTGGGACAGGTGGAACTGGAGGGAGAGAAGATGCCTATGCAGCAGGCGTTGGACCAGGTGTATGTGACCCTACGGGATCAGCACGCAGACGCCCGGAACCTCTGGGACCTAAACGCCGTCCGCCGCTGGGGGAGCCAGCCCGCCACGGAAAGCCAGCTCAAGCTCATTCGCCGCCGCTGTCGGTTCCGGGGCTTTGATCCCACGGGACTGACCAAGGGGCAGGCCAGCCAAATTCTGAACCGGGTCTTGAACGGGGGAAACGGAGGGAAGCGCCGTGGCCACTGAGACACAGCATCAGATTGCTCTGCTCAAGTGGAGCAGACAGCCAAAAATTCGGACGGCCTGGCCAGAGCTGAAATTGCTCTATCACATCAAGAATGAGACGAAAGAGGGTGCGGCACAAGTCGCTGTGGACCGGGCTATGGGTGTGAAGAAGGGTGTGCCGGACCTCTGCCTGCCGGTGGCGCGGGGGGAATATCACGCCCTGTACATCGAGATGAAGAATGAGAGGGGCCGCACCAGTTCGGAACAGGAATGGTGGCTCGATGCCCTGAAAGGGGCAGGCGCTTTGACCTGCGTCTGCAAGGGATGGCAGGCGGCGGTCCAGACGTTAGAGTGGTACCTCTCGTTGGAGAAGGAGGGATGAGGCATGGAACTGCCCTTTGAACGGGCGGCCCTGCGGGTCGACCCGATGCCGGAGGGAATGGCCTTGTATGAACAGGCGGCTTTTCAAGCTCTGCGGGGGTTGTATGCCCTGTATCGCCGGGGTGGGATCAGCCGGGAAGACGCTGCGCGGGAAAAAGAGAAGATCCTGGAAGCCTATCGGCAAGAGGGAGCAGACTGGGCTCGGAGCCGGGAGATCACCCAGGCCCATGCCCGTCTATGGCAAAACATCGAGGCTGCTGCCAATCGCTACGGCCGGGAACGGACCCTGGACCATGCCGATGCCTTTGTACGGGCGGTGTATGGGGCGGGGGTGAAAGCAGGAAAGGGGGAGATGCCATGACCTTACACGACCTATCCCAGTTGTACTATCTGACGCGGGAGATTGAGATGGACCGGCGGAGGCTGGAAGAATTGGAACAGCAGGCCCTTCCGGGGGCGCAGAGGCTCAGCGGGATGCCGGGAGGAGGTGGGACATCGGACCAGGTGGCAGAGCTGGCGGCCCAGATCGCGGACCTGCGGGAACTCATTCGGGCCAAACAGAAGCAGTGCATTCTGGAACGGCGGTGGCTTGAGGGGTACATTGCCGGCATCGGGGACAGCCTGACCCGGCAGGTCTTTACCCATCGGTTTATCCATGGCCTGAGTTGGCGGCAGGTGGCCGACTGCGTGGGCGGCGGGAATACAGAGGCCGGGTGCAAGAAGCTGGTGTATCGTTTTTTGCGAAAAACCTAAAGTTGTCCCGTTTGTCCCGCCCACCTGTGGTATACTGGTATTGTGATTTTTTAGAGATAGGGTTTTCCTCTTTTCCCCGGACGGCGCTGGGCTTTGGCTTGGCGTCGCCCGGATTCTTTTTGCCCGCAGCGGGGAGGTGGTAACGTGGCGGAGCTGACCAAAAAGCAAAAACGATTTGTCCAGGAATACCTGATCGACCTGAACGCCACGGCTGCTGCCCGGCGAGCAGGATACAGCGAGAAAACGGCGCGGTGCATCGGTAATGAGAACTTGACGAAACCAGCTATCAAGGCGGAGATCGACCGGGAACTGGCGAAGATCCAGAGCGACCGGATCGCCACCGCCGATGAAGTGATGCGTTATCTGACCTCCGTGATGCGGGGAGAGCAGACGGAGGAAATTCCTCTGCTCCAGGGCGATGGCATACAGGCGCTGGTAGCCAAGGATGTGAGTGCGAAGGACCGGCTGAAAGCGGCGGAACTCATCGGCAAGCGTTATGGCCTGTTTACGGAAAAGCTGGGGCTGGACGGCGTGGTGCCGGTGATCTTGGCGGGGGATGATGAGGTCGAAGACTAATATCATCCACTTGCCGGAGGTCATTGGCAAGGGCTACGGGGCCTTCTGGCGGTTCCGGGGCCGGTACCGAGTAGTGAAAGGCTCCCGTGCCTCGAAGAAGTCCAAGACCACGGCTTTGAACCTCATCACCCGCATGATGCAGTATCCCCAGGCCAATACACTAGTGGTGCGAAAAGTTTTCCGCACCCTGAAGGATTCCTGCTTTACAGAGCTGAAATGGGCCATCCACCGGCTGGGCGTAGATGCCTGGTGGGGCATCCGGGAAAGCCCCCTCGAAATGACCTATCTGCCCACGGGCCAGAAGATTTATTTCCGGGGCCTGGATGACCCGCTGAAGGTCACGTCCATCACGGTAGAGAATGGCTATTTGTGCTGGTGCTGGATCGAGGAAGCCTATGAGATCATGGACGAACGGGCCTTTGACGTGCTGGACGAATCCATTCGAGGGGGCATCCCCAAGGAGACGGGGCTGTTCAAACAGATCACCCTGACCTTCAACCCCTGGAACGAGAAGCACTGGCTGAAAGCTCGCTTCTTTGACGCCCCGCCGGACCCGGATATTTTGGCCCTGACCACCAACTACCTGTGTAACGAGTGGCTGGACCAGGCTGACCTGAAAGTCTTTGAGACGATGCGGGAGAACAACCCCCGTCGGTATCAGGTGGCCGGTCTGGGCGGCTGGGGTATTGTAGAGGGCTTGGTTTTTGAGAACTGGAAAGAAGAAGCCTTCGAGACGGCAGCCATTGCCAAAAGGCCCGATGTTGTCAGCGCCTTCGGCCTGGACTTCGGTTACACCAATGACCCGACGGCCCTGTTCTGCGGGCTGGTCAGCCGGGAAGAGAAGACCATCTGGGTCTTTGATGAACTCTATGAGAAGGCCCTGAGCAACCGGGCCATTTGTGACCGGGTGACGGCCATGGGCTACGCCAAAGAGCGCATCCGGGCCGACTGCGCCGAGCCGAAGAGCATCGACGAGCTGCGGGAGCTGGGGCTGTACCGTATCACGCCCGCTCGGAAGGGGCGGGACAGCATCAACAACGGCATCCAGTATATTCAGGATTACCGCATCGTCATCCACCCCAGGTGTGTGAACTTCCTTACAGAAATCTCCAATTACACCTGGGCCGAAGATAAATTCGGGGGCAAGCTCAATGCCCCCATCGACACCTTTAACCATCTCATGGACGCCATGCGCTACGCGCTGGAGGACGTGCTGGTGGGGCCGGCGTTTTCGTTTGAATAAGACAGAAAGGAGGGAGAAACATGAGCGGGATCATCACAGAGACAGAACGGGTGGGCCGCCTGATCTTGCAGGGCAAGCGGCGAGGCTTGAGTGAACTGCAATTCTTCGCAGCCGAGCTGCAAGACTGGCGGGATAGCCCCAGACGGAAAGAACAGCTCCAGGGCGAGCGCTACTATCGCGGGCAACAGGACATCCTGCGCCGCCAGCGGACGGTCATCGGGACCGACGGGAAATTGCAGACGGTGGACAACCTACCCAACAACCGGATCGTGGACAATCAGTACGCTCTGATGGTAGACTAGAAGACCAACTATCTGGTGGGCAAGCCCATCACGCTGAACTGTCGGAACAAGACTTACACGGCCCAGCTGGGCAAGGTGTTCGGCCGTCGCTTCGGGCGGCTGCTGAAATACGTCTGCGAGGACGCCCTGAACGGCGGCTTGGGCTGGCTCTACCCCTATTATGACCGGGAGGGCCAGCTGGCCTTTCAGCATTTCCCAGCCTATGACATCCTGCCCTTCTGGTCCGACGACGACCACACGACGCTGGACTGCGCCCTGCGCTACTACACCCAGGAGATCTGGAACGGCTACACAAAGGAGATCGTGGAGCGGGTGGAGCTGTTCAAGGATGACGGCCTGTGGCGGTATCTCTTCCAGCACGGCCAGCTCATCCCGGACGTAGAGCTGGGGGAGCATGAGAATTACTTCGCCGTGGACATGGGAGGGCAGACCCAGGAATTTAACTGGACCCGCATCCCACTCATCCCCTTTAAGTACAACAAGCAGGAGGTCCCCTTGCTCTGCCGGGTCAAGACCTTGCAGGATGGGATCAACACCATGCTCTCGGACTTCGCTGACAACATGCAGGAGGACGCCCGGAACACCATCCTCATCCTGAAAAACTACGACGGGGAGAACCTGGGCCAGTTCCGGCACAACCTGGCGACCTACGGGGCCGTCAAGGTCCGCAGTGACGGCGGAGTGGAGACGCTGCAAGTAGAGGTCAACGCAGACAACTACCAGAGTATCTTAAAGCTGCTCAAGCAGTCGCTCATCGAGAACGCCCGCGGCTACGACGCCAAAGACGACCGCCTCTCTGGGAATCCAAACCAGATGAACATTCAGTCCATGTATTCTGACATCGACTTGGACGCCAACGGCATGGAGACGGAGTTCCAGGCTGCCTTTTCCGACCTGCTGTGGTTCATCGACCAGGACCTTGCCAACCGGGGCCTAGGGGATTTTTCGGGAGAGGATCTACAGATCGTCTTCAACCGGGACATCCTCATCAACGAGAGTGAGTCCATCGACAACTGCTCTAAGTCCTTGGGTATCCTGTCCAACGAGACGATCGTGGAGCAGCACCCCTGGGTGTCCGACGTAGACCTGGAGCTGGCCCGCCTGCGGAAAGAGCAGGACGAGACCATGGCACGGGCACCGGAGTACACCGGGGCCTTTGGCGGCGGTGAGGACACATGAGAGACGCAGCCTATTGGCGGCAGCGCAGCGCTCTGCTGGAAGCCAGCGCCCACAAGAACGCCGACAAGAGCGTCCGGGCCTTGGAGGACCTTTATCAGGAGACGCAGCGGGAAGTCCGGCAGGAGATCGAGAGTTGGTATGCTCGCTTCGCCCGTGACAATCAGCTGACCTTGGCCGAGGCCAAGAAACGGCTCACGGCGGGGGAGATGGAAGAGTTTCGCTGGTCTGTGGAGCAGTATGTGAAGGCCGGGAAGCAGGCGGGCCTGGACCCAGCCTGGCAGAAGAAGCTGGCCAACGCCTCCGCTCGGTTCCACATCTCCCGTCTGGAAGCGATCGAGTTGCAGATCCAGCAACAGATAGAGCTGCTCTATGGGAACCAGGTGGATGAAGTAGATGAGCTTCTGCGGAAGGTCGTGGGAGAGGGCTACACCCACACAGCCTTTGAGGTCCAGAAGGGCCTTGGGGCAGGCTGGGACATCGCCGCCCTGGACCCGCGTAAGCTGGATGCTCTGCTGACCAAGCCCTGGTCTACGGACCACAGGACATTTCGGGACCGGTGCTGGACCAACAAAGAGGCACTGGTCGGGGAGGTCAGCAAGCGCCTGACCCAGGGCCTTCTGCGGGGAGACGCCCCGGCCAAGACCATCGCAGCCATCCAGAAGACCTTCGGGGTCCACCGCTATAAGGCGGCCCGCCTGGTCCACACGGAGACGACCTACTTCAACGCCGTGGCCAGCAGGCAAGCCTATCAAGACCTGGACGTGGAACAGGTGGAGATCATTGAAACACTGGACGGCCGGACCTGTGAGATATGCGGGGATATGGATGGAAAGATCATCCCCCTATCCCAGTACGAACCGGGGGTCACAGTGCCGCCCTATCATCCAAATTGTGTTTTGCCCGATACAATAATAGCGTCCCCGGATGGAGAC